ACGGGCAGCTCATCTTATCGAGCATGGCGATGTACTTTTCGTAGAGATCTCTCTCCAAGATAATTACATCATCTCCGACGACAAAGAACTGGTCCCGATAGGTCCCAGCTAAGTGTCTAAGGAGAAGTCCATGTGTCAGTGTAAAAGCGGCAAAACTCGGGTATAATCCCAAGGGTTGTCCCTTCGTCCAACTTAGAGTTCCGATCTCGGAATTCCAAGTTCCACGAGAGATCTTTTGAAAAAGATCTATGTGGTCCCAATCTTTATTGTGGACAATTGCACGAAGTGCAGTTATCTGCAAAGAGAGCGGGAAGAAGTCTGTAGCACTAGACAAGTCTACAGAGAACACTTGACCACCTTGCCAAAGGTGCGATTTGATGAAGGGGATAGCCTTTTCCTGCTGGAAAGTGCAATCCCAGGGCAGTGACGCGGCTACATCGTAAAGTTCTTCGCCCAAAGGACGGAGTGCTTCTTGATGTATACGCAAAGGTGAGGCAACAGAACGTAATTTGCCTCCGGGCTCTTGCAAAAAGTGGATTTCTCCACCATGCACAGAGTAATCTGAGCGGGGCCGAGAGGATGCATTCTCTCTCACCCAATTCAGATGTTTCAGTCGATCCTTACATGCTAACATAAGAGGCTCGTAGAGTCTCGAATGCTGGCAATACAAGGAACGTCCTCCAGAAGTATTGAATACTTGAAGATCATCGAGTATCCTTTCATCCTGGTTTACGGACGGCCGACTGAACATCACCGGTGCCTTCTTATCAGGTGAACCCTGATATGTCACTAAGGGGCGTGGACAACGAGTCACACGCCTCTTTGCTACTGTTCTGCGGACAGTCTTGCTAAACTCCCTGTGAAAGGAGCTTGGTAAACCATCATCTGTTACCTCGGGACTAATAGCCCCAAGGAACTTCTCCTTCTGTGACTCAGAGAGTCGTGGAAGAATATAGTATGTATAAGCCATGAAGGCTTGCACACACTTTGAGAAGTTCTTGTCGGACTTTTCAGCCCAACGAAACAGAGAACCGATGGTTCCCTTGACCTCTCGTTTCCTATTTAAAGCAATATAGGATTCGGGAAGCAAAGGAAGACCGGCCATGTGTCGGATAAGAGCTAGCTTGAGAGTTTTAAGTCTCTTGATAGTCCATTCGACACCAGAACAGGTTTCCCACTTACACATAAGGTCCAGAAAGGGCCTCCGTGTGTAGGTAGGAATGCCTATCACACAAAGACGTCGCATCAC